GCTAATACTTACGAAATAGAAGAGCTAATAGAATACGGATTCACAGAAGAAGAGTTGGAAATAGAAGAGCCGGAATATTTAGAGGAAGAGACAGAGGGAGATGACGACATACCAGAAAAAGCCCCATCTTTAACCGTTAGGGGTGACCTTTACGAATTAGGCGGCCATCGTCTTTTTTGTGGTGATAGTACCTTGATTGATGATGTTGAGAAGTTAATGGATGGGGCTAAGGCAGTACTTTCACACAATGATCCCCCCTACGGCATGAAGAAAGAAAAAGACGGAATAAAAAACGATAATTTAAACTATGATGATTTGTTAGAGTTCAACAAGGAATGGATTAATTTACAATTCACTTTCTTAAATGATAACGGGTCTTTTTATTGCTGGGGCGTTGATGAGCCGTTAATGGATATATACAGTGAAATTTTAAAGCCATTAATCAAAACTCAAAAAGCGACTTTCAGAAATTTGATCACTTGGGACAAGGGGAACGCGCAAGGGCAATTAAGCGAGGGGAGAAGATGTTACACTCCAGCAGACGAAAAATGTCTATTTGTTATGTGCGGCGTGCAGGGATTTAATGAGAATGCGGATAATTATTTTGAGGGGTGGGAAAATATACGACAATATTTAGAAACTGAAATAAAAAAAATTGGTAAAAGTGATAAGCAAATTGCAAATGATTTAGGTTTTCAAGATGGTAGAACAGTGAATCACTGGTGGGCAAAATCACAATGGCGTTTTATAACAGAAGAAAACTATAAAAAACTACAAGACTACTGCAAAGAAAACAAAATAGACGCATTTAATAAAGAGTATGACGCATTTAATAAAGAATATGACGAGCTTAAAAAAGAATATGACGAAATTAAAAAAGAGCATTACAGCACACGGGCATATTTTGATAATACGCATGATAGTATGACAAACGTTTGGGACATTAAAAGAACAAGCCAAAAAGAGAGAGAAGGGACAGGGAGACATGCTACCCCTAAACCCTTGGAGCTATGCAATAGGGTTATTATGTCAAGCAGTAGAGAAGGCGATATAGTAACGGATTGGTTTTTAGGTAGTGGGTCAAGCCTTATAGCCTGCGAAAAGTTAAACCGTAAATGCTATGGCATGGAATTAGATGAAAAGTATTGCGATGTTATCGTTAAAAGATATGTGGACTACTGCAAGAAAAACAACAGGCCGTTTGAAGTTAAAAGAAACGGGGAAGTGTGCAGTGATTTTGAATAGGTAGAGACATGCTATAATTGAAGAATAACAATTGTAAAACAATCAGTTATCAATCAAAAACAATGCAAGGGGCTTTTTTATGGTATTTAAAAAGGGACAATCAGGAAACCCAAACGGACGACCAAGAAAAGAATTCACAATCAGCGATCTATTAAGAACTAAACTAGAAGAAGAAGTTGAAGTTGTAGACAAACAAACAAGGAAAAAGCAAAGGATAAAGAATTCTGATTTAGTAGTGGATAGGATATTAGGAGCAGTTAGGAAGGGTGAAAAATGGGCGATAGAGTTGCTATTAGATAGGATAGAAGGAAAACCACAACAACGAATAGAACAGACCACAGAGATTGAGGGCAGCCTTGAGATGACGCAACGGCCAAGCATTGTATTTTCAACGGATATTGTAACCCCTGCAGAAAATGAAACAGAGTGACAATGTTATTAAGGTACATCCAAAGTATGAGCCGTTATTCAAACTTATAAATAACGAGAACAAAGGCATAAGATACGTACTAATAGAAGGGGGGCGGGCAAGTGGTAAATCATCAGCGGTTGCCCTTTTCCTTGCACATTGTACCTATAAGCAAAACTATAGAATACTATTCACACGCTACACCATGACCAGTGCCAGCGATTCAATCATTCCAGAATTTAAAAAAAAGGTAGAATGGATACAATGCGAAAACGATTTCTACTATACAGCAAACGAGGCCATAAACAAGAAGACAGGCGTTAACATACTATATAGAGGACTAAAACCCGCAAGCCTTACCGCTAACAGTGCTTTAAAATCCATTTCAGACGTGAACATTCTAGTCATAGAGGAAGCACAAGAGTGTTTTGATGAAGAGTTATTTAATCGTGTTGATGAGTCGATCAGAACTAAAGACGTGCAAAACCTTATCATACTCACCCTAAACCCGCAGACGGTCGACCACTGGATCTATAAGCGTTTTCACAAAGACAAAACATCACCAGACGGAAGGCGAGACGATACGCTATACATAAAAACAGACTACCGAGACAATCTAAAAAATTTAGATGAGACCTATATAAAAAACATTGAAAAAATAAAAGTAAATAATTCCTTACAATATAACAACACATACCTTGGGGAATGGATAGAACAACGTGAAAACGCCTTATTTAACCGATCAATGATAAAGAAGGCGTGCGAAGACCTAGAACTAACAAGCTATGAAAAAAACGGGGAATATTTGCGAATAGTTATTGCTATTGATCCGGCGGTGACATCTAATAAAAATTCAGATGAGACGGGGATGGTTGTATGTGCGGAAAGGGAGGGCGACCGATACATCATATTAGAGGACTATTCCGGACGATATACGCCAAACGAATGGGGTACAAAAGCGGTTGAGCTATACGAAAAATACAACGCCGATTGTGTGGTGTGTGAGGTGAACAATGGCGGGGATATGGTACCGCAAATAATCCGCAATTTAGATAGCAGTGTGAACGTTAAAACAGTACGAGCGACAAGGGGGAAAGTGTTGAGGGCGGAGCCTATTGCATCGCTGTATTCAAATGATAAGGTAAAACACATCCAATCATTTCCCAAACTTGAACAACAAATGATAAACTATACAGGAGAGAAGCACCAATCAAGTCCAGACCGATTAGATGCCTTGGTGTGGGGCTTAACGATTTTAAGCGAAAACAAAAACGCAAACTTTGATTTTTTTATAGTTTAGGGAATTAATAAAAAAAGGGGCAAACATGAACTTATTAAACATCTTCAAAAAGAACAGACACATAACCACTGAATCAATACCGATGAATAATGCGACTATAGCACCTAAAGACTACAGCGACAGAGAACATTTTAAAGAAGGCTATAAGGACAATGTTATCGTATATTCATGCGTGCGGAATATAGCCTTAGAAGTGGGTAAAATCCCTTTAATCTTAAAAAAAGGCGGCGAGTTAATAGAGACGCATCCAATACTTGATATCCTTAACAAACCGAACCCAACCACAACGGGGAACGATTTTATTGAATCATTAATAACCTGTAAGTTATTGACTGGTAACGCTTACATACAAGCAAAGTACGAAGACGCAGACGACAAACTCGAAAACATTAACAAGCCGCCTGTGTTCTTAAAAGTTTTAAACCCTATGAAAATGACACTAAAAGGGCGATACGATAAAGTTGTTCTCTATGAGTACGAGATAGACAACGGTAAAAAATATATTTTCCGTTGCGGGGCTTATGGTGATTCAAATATATTGCATTTGAAAGAATACAACCCAACTAACTCTTATTATGGACAGGCTCCCTTGTTTGCTTGTGGGCTTCAAACGCAAGTTTTCAATGCCATCAGTGAATTTAATTTTAACTATATAAAAAACAATGCAAAACTTGACGGCTTTGTAAATGTCAACGCCGATTTATCACATGAGCAACGAAAGAATTTAGAGAAGGCATTCAACGATAATTTTGCGGGTACTAAAAAAACTGGAAAGACACTCGTTACAAGTGGTGGAGAATTAACATATACGCCCCTTGGAAGTACCAAAGAGATGGACTTTCTAAACGCAACAAAACTCAACGCCCAACTTATCGCCCAAGCCTTCGGCGTGCCTTATGATTTAATCAATACCGAACAAGCAAAGTATGACAACTTAGAAAAGGCGAAAGAATTACTCTGGGACAACCAAGTAAAGCCACAACTAGAAGACCTCATCCGCTCCCTTAATAACTGGCTATGCCCTAGATATGGCGAGGGGCTAAGCCTTTGGTATGATGAGTCAAAAGTGGGAGCAGTACAAACAAAAAAGGACAGGTATAGGCAATCGTTAGAAATGACAAACTTTATGACCATTAACGAAAAAAGAAAAGCTATCGGCCTTGATCCGTTTGAAAGTGACATTGCAGACCAGCTATTTTTAGAAGCGAGCAAGCTACCCATAGACTACCTAGGCAATACTCTAGAGAGCCAAGAACTAGAAAAGATGTCGAATCAACTTGGGATGATCCCTGTAAAATAGATGAGTCTTTTTTTAACTGGGAAGGCCAGAAGGTTAGAAGAACTAAAAAAAAATAGGCTGATCAATATAATAGCCCTCAAACACTCTGTTAGAATCCGGCGAGACATAAAACGCTACATGAATACAGTCATAAAACACTTCGAGGACAGAGGAAGCCTCCCAGACTACGGCGCGAATATAGATCACACAATAGACTTGAACAAAAGCGTTTCTAAAATGTATATGCAAACAATAAACGTATTTTCCAAAAACCAATTTGAAGCCATTGAAAGAACCTACAAAGGCATACCAAAAGAATTCTATGACACCATGATCCTAAAAGAAGCCGGCGAAAATGATTATATACAAAGTCTATTTTATCGCTTGAGTACTTCGTGGATATCTCAAAACGCATTAAAACAATCCACGCTTATCTCAGAGACTAGCAGAGCATTAATAAAGAACATTTTAGATGATGGGTATAGCAACGGACTACTTAATAAAGAGATAGCAAAAAAAATGCGTAAGGCCGTGCCAGTGATGAGCGCTTTTAGAGCGGCAACAATAACAATCACAGAAACGCACAATGCGGCCACTTATGGCGATTTAACCAGTACAAGCGTGTACAACGACCAATTTAATCTTAACTTGATGAAAGAATGGGTAGCAACAGAAGACGAGCGGACACGAGAAGCACACAACGAGGCAGACGGCCAAAAGGTAGATATGAACTCTACATTTGTTGTCGATGGCGAACAACTTACACGACCGGGCGACAGTGCAGGCAGTGCAAAAAATATCATCCGGTGCCGATGCTCCCTTGGGTATGGGCGGGCTTGATATATGAAAAGGGAAAATTTAAAATATAATGTAAGGGGGCTTATATGGCACTAGAAGACATTAACACCGTACCACCAAAGGAAGCACAAGCAAACGCAGCCAGAGGTTTAGAATTACGTAAAAAATGGGGGCGTGGTGGTACTGATATCGGAGTGGCTAGGGCTAGGAACATTTCAAACGGCGATTCATTAAGTGAAGACACCGTTAAAAGAATGGCATCATTTAATAGGCACCGTCAAAATTATCGACCAGATGAAAAAGAAACCGATGGCGGGGCAACGGCTGGCACTATTGCATGGCTTCTGTGGGGCGGTACCGTGGGCGTAGATTGGGCAATAAGAAAATCAAAAGAGTTTGACAACGAAAGGAACAAAAAAATGGAACCTAACAATCTGAATTTTACTATTAAAGCGTTAAATTTTAACGATGGCGACGAAATGAGCTTTGAGGCATATGCCAATATTTCAGACGTTGAAGACCATTCCAACGATATCATACAAAAGGGCGCATGGGATGAAGTTATAAAAAAAGCAAACGAAACAGGAGAGAATCCCAAATTATTATATCAACATGACCATAAAAAAGTAGTCGGTGTAATAAATAAAATGCGTGAAAATGAAATTGGCTTAATAATTAACGGTAAATTCATTGATACAACACTCGGCAGAGATGTTTACACAGAAGTAAAGACAGGGGCAATCAATCAAATGTCCGTTGGATTTTCTATCAAAGACTATGAAATAACAGAAGAAAAAAAACGAATTATCAAAAAAGTAGATAGATTGTTTGAAGTGTCCTTCGTAACATTTCCAGCGAATGAAGGCTCAAAAGTGATCAGTGTAAAAAGTGACGGTGTCATAAATGTGCGCACCCTTGAAAAGATCTTAAAAGAAAACGGATTATCAAACATGGAAGCAAAAGCCATTATTTCAGGCGGTATAAAAAACATTAAGACTTGCGAAAAAAAAGAATCCGAATATAAAAGCATCTTACAAGAAATGGAAAAGGCCATAAGTATTCTATCAGTATAGAATGTTTACTTTTTTAAGTTAAAGTGCTTTAATTGATAATATAAAAGACTAAAGGGGTGTATTTATGTCGGATATTAATCAAGAAAAGTATTCATTTTTTAAAGAGTTAAAAGGGTTTTGGGAATTGCTCGGAATTTTTCAAAAGTCGTCGCTTGTTTTTGGGTCAGTATCTTTTTTATATATTGTGTTAAGTTAGACCATGAGATCAGAAAGCGCACAGCCAACCAATAGAGTCTTGGTACATAGTCCACGACCTCAACAATTAGGAAGGCCAGAAGACACAAGGCCAGAAGAAACGCACAGAGACCAAGGCACACAGACAAGACAGCAGAGACAAAATCAAGATATACAAATACAGCTAAACGTTATTAGTAATACAAACGTGGTAAACAATCCATTTGAGCCACCAATAGATGCTCGAGTGGATACAGAGATAGTACGAGAGGGGAACAACGTTGAAATTTTCACAGATGCCATACTAAACCCGCAAGTCTCAGAGGCAGAGTATAATTGTGCGGATCGTATAAAAAAGATCAAGGATTATACTATTGGCGCAATTGCTTTTTGTATATTGGTTTATTTGTTTGTTAAAGAAGTGACAAAAAACGGCGACTGATACCCTCAATTAATTATGCTATAATTTAATTATATTGACGTTTTCGAGATGAAAGCGAAAATATACCGTGTGCGTGATGTATACAAAAATTATAAATTTTAAAAAAAAGAGGTATAAACATGTCTAATGATATCGAATTAAAAGACCTTGTTGATTCATTCAATAAGAACTTAGCGGATTTTAAAAAGTCAAATGATGAAAGACTTGAAAAAATTGAAAAAAGCGAAGCATATGGCGAACTTGAAGGAACAGTGAACAAACAGGTTGAGTCTATGTTAGCAATTGAAAAACAAATTAGCGAACTAAAAACGATCACTTCAGAAATGAACGCAGAGTTTAACAGTTCCAAAGAAGAAAAAGGGGCATCCCCTGAGCATGTAAAAGCATGTAACCAATACTTGAAAACTTTTAACCCTCATTTAGTCGTTGAGAAATCATTTCAACAAAGAATCGACACAGACGGCGGACTATTAGTAAGACCAGATATCGAAGCGGGAATCTATCAAAGAGTTTTCGAAACGTCGCCAATGCGGAACGTTGCAACGATTAAGACTATATCCGGCAACGAGTACCACAAGACAGTTAGAAAAACTCAACTATCATCAGGTGGATGGGTCAACGAATTAGAGCAAATCGGGATAACTAATAGCGGCGAGTATGGCGTGGTTAAAATCGGCGTGCACACGCACATGGCATTCCCTGAAATTTCCAATGAAATGTTTGAGGATTCTTCTTTCAACATGGAGCAGGAAATCGTTACAGAGGCCGGACAAGTATTAGACAGAGAGCAAAACACAGCTTTTATTGCTGGTAACGGCGTTGGAAAACCAAAAGGGATTACAGCGTATGCGGCTTGGTCCGGAAGTTCTTACGAGTTCGGAAAGTTGGAACAAGTAAATTCCGGAAACGCTACAGATGTAACAGTAGAAGGATTAATAGAATTACAAAACTCTTTGAAAGAAGAATATCAATCATCGGCTGTTTTCATGATGGCACGTGCGACATTCGGCGCATTAATCAAGAAAAAAGGAACGGATAACTACTTTTTCAGTCCTAACCTTGACAGAAACGTTGGAACGCCTTTCAACCTACTTGGAAAGCCAGTTGTGTTTGCTTCTGATATGCCAGCTTTAGGAGCAGGAAACTTATCTATAGCATACGGCGATTTTGGAAGAGGCTACACAGTGGTGGATAAAGCTGGAATCCGTATCATTAAAGACGAATACACAACAGTAAACGCTATCCGATACAAAGTATCAAAAAGAGTTGGCGGCGGTGTATGTGACTTCGACGCTATCAAGCTTCAAAAAATATCCGCATAAGACATAAAGAAAGGAACAAAGAACCATGAAAAAAGATTTATATAATAAAATCCTTCAAAAAGTGGCATTCAATACTCAAGCCATAGCAACAGACACCACAACAAACGGCGAGATCATCGATCTAAAAGGATTTGACAGCGCAACATTTGTTATACAGTCCGGAAGCCTTACAGATGGCACATATACGCCATTAATCCACGAAGGCAATGAAAGCGACTTGTCAGACGCTGCCGCAGTTGCGGACGCTGATTTAATTGGCACAGAAGCGGGAGCAGCGTTTGCATCGACAGATGACAACAAAGCAAAAAAATTAGGGTATGTAGGCGGAAAAAGATACATCCGTTTAAGCCTTGTTTCAGCTTCAACATCAACCGGCGGCACATTGTCAGCGGTTGCAGTTTTATCCGACGCAGATATTCGACCAACAGACGCAGAATAATCTGATATAATAGTGGTAAGGTTTGGGGGAACACTCGCCCCCATTCCTTGCCGTTTTAAAGTGTTCACAGTACACTAAATAACAAGTGGTTTTAGTATGTGGATATTCCCCCCATGTACTACCCACTTAAGACAGGGGTAAAAGATGAAGAAAATTATTTTTAATTGTTATAATTGCATTCAGTTTAATAATCAAAAAGTAAAATACAATAACGGCGATATAGTGGAGATGGCCAGCGATAGAGCGGATTTTTTTATTAAAAGAGGCGTTGCGAGTTTGTATATAGAACCTATCGAAGAAGAAAAACCAATTGAAAAAATTTTGCAGCCAAAAAGAATAAAAAAAGTCATTAACCCAAAAAGAATAAAAAAATAAAATGATTGTTAAGATCATCCGAGAAATCACCTTAACAATAGACAACAACAAAGAGAGTCTAAAAAAAGGCGATTTGTGGTGTTTACCTCATGAAGTTGCAAGCCAATTGATTGATGAATGTTATGCGGTTATTTTTTACGGTAAAGTAAACAGCATATACAAAGAAAAACACATACCAACAAAAAAGGCCGATAAGATCAAGACGGTAAAAGATGAAGGTATACAGGCGAACAAAAAACATAGTAAAATGAAAAGGTTAATTAAGACCTTGTTAAGTTAAAAAGGGGGGGCCTTATGAGAGCCAGAGAATATTTACAACAACTAAATGTAGACGATAGCGTAACGCTAGAAATAGGCGAGACTATAAGTTACCCACTAAATACCTACGGCACGTCACTTGTTGGGATGATTGTTCCCTCTTCTTTTTCGGGTACTGAATTATCAATACAAGGGGCATTGAGTGGCTCGGGGCCTTTTTATACCATGAAAAACTCAAGCGGTGACGCTGTAAGCATTACAATTAGCGGGGCGGGCTATTATGCGTTAGCTCCGCAAGATTTCACCTCATTACAATTTTTAAAGTTTGTGAGCAATGCCACTCAAGTAAGTGAGGATTGCATCATTCAAGTAGTGACTAGGGCGATTTAATGAGCTTATTGACATCGTTAATAGGTACAGGGGGCGGGGCATTAGATCCGGCGAAGTCTTACGATGGGGAGGCAACTGTATATTCAGGGCTACCCGATGCCACGGCAAACACTAACAAAATTTATTTAGTATCTACGGATGAGGGCGTAAATCAAGCAGGCTTTTACAAGTCGAACGGCTCAACGTGGCTTTATATTGGCCACGACTACGACACACTCGACGACATACCAGACGGTACAACCAATAAAGCATACACACAAACGGAAAAAACGAAGCTAGGATCCATAGAGAGCAACGCAATTAATAGTAGAAATTCATTCACTCAAAATGCGGGGCAGTACATAGCCACGGAAGGAATAAGGGCAAGAGATATTGGCGGTACGGCCTTGTTAAACGATGGGGGTACAGGTGGGGTTGTTGTATATGATAGCGGTGACGTGGATATATTAACCAAGATGACGGCAAGCGAAATCAAGGCGAGGAACTTAAACGGCTTAAAATTGCATGATGATGGCGGTAATGGATTAATTGTTAAAGACGGCGGTGACGTTGAAGTTGACACTAAGGTTGCAACAAATATAATTCAGGCAAAAGATGCAAACGGACTTAGGTTAATAAATGATGGTGGCAGCGGTATCACTGTTGAGGATAACGCAGATGTACGGCTAACTACTAAACTTTTAACCAATAAGGTAAAGGCGAAAAATAGTGTAGGTTTAAGCTTGCATGAAGATGGAGGGAACGGCATTTTTATACAAGATGGTGGCAATGTAGGTATTGGGACAAATTCACCATCATCAAAATTGCACGTTGATGGGGACATTCGTGGAAACCGATTTGTTGATAATCAAAATACTGGACGCTATCTTGATGCAAGTAGTACGTCAGAACTTGGTAATTTAGTTATTGATAATGAATTGAAAATCAGGCGAACAGGTTTTCGTGCGGGTTCTCATATTGCAATGAGGTATTCTACGTATGCTTATCCCGGAGGGGGTAATTATAATTCAGTTCAAGGAGCTTTAGAATTTCGTGCGCCTCAAGGTTGGGATAGCAACGATTTGGTTTTAACTTTAAAGTCAGAAGGATTCGGGAATAATTACGCACAAGTCAATGGAAATTTAAGTGTGAGTGGTTCGGTGTCAAAAGGTTCAGGATCATTTGATATCCCCCACCCAATACCAAGCAAGAAAAAAACACACAGGCTCCGGCATTACTTCGTAGAAACGCCAAGCGCGGGCGGGAATATATATAAGTATAAAACAGAATGCAAAGAGGGCGAGAACCTGATAAAACTGCCTACATATTTTCAGTATCTAAATAAAGATAGCCTTGTATGGGTGGCACCGTTTCGGCATTTTGGGCGGGCTTATGGTGAAGTTATGGGTAACTTTGCTAAAATAGTATGTGAGAAGGCCGGAACTTATAACATTTTAATATTTGGCGATAGGAAAGACGAGACAGCCATGAAAGATTTTAACAAGTACGGCATCGAATACGAAAAAAAAAGGGGTAAACAATGTCACTCGAAAATTTGAACAATGAAAACGAGATAATAAATATATATAACCGGTTTATAATTAAAAGAAGCGAATACAACAAAATAGACGCAAAGCACACCGCAGAGAAAAACACTTTAAAAGCAGCACTAGCAAACGAAATCAACCAATTAAAGGCGCACCATTGTTATCATGAGAAGGCCACAGCAGAAGAAAAAACAGAGATGGATGCATTACTTGAAGAGTTAGTGCCTCTTGATGTTGTAACGCCTAATATTGGGGGCGTTGATGTACTATAAAACTAGTCTAGTTACTGCACCCACAGAAGAACCCATCACGCTAGACGAACTAAAAACACATTTACGAATTGATACAAATGCTGAAAATACCTATTTAACCAGTTTGATTAAAGGGGTAAGAGAAACGATCGAATTAAAATGTGGGCTGGCTTTAATTACTCAGACGTGGAAACTATTTTTTGATAACTTTAAAAACTATAATGAAAATTGGTGGGATGGTATAAAGGAACTACCTGTTGGGTACTTCTCCCAAAAAATTATTGAGATACCAAAAGCACCGCTTCAAAGTGTGACGCATATCAAGATATACGATAACTCAAACATAGCGACAACTTTTAGCACGGATAATTACACAGTTTTTACTTATGCAGGGGTAAGCCCTTCAAATGGTCGTATCATGTTAAAAGACGGGGCAACGTGGCCTTATGTTGAAAGAACCGTTGACGGCGTTGAAATTGAATTTGTGGCAGGGTATGGGTCAGCCGGTGACGTTCCCCAAATGATAAAACAGTATGTACTAGAAGAGGCGGCGTATAGGTTTGAACATCGGGGCGATTGTGATCCGGCAACCCTTAACAGCCCAATAACTAGAAATGCATTAGGGCTAATTAAAAAGACTTTTCTATGAAGTGCTGCAATATTACAACGAAAGACTTAAAACATCGCATCGATATTATTGATTATTCCTCTACTATTGGGGCAGGGGGTAAGGTCACAAAGTCGCACACAGTAGTAACTAGCTTATGGGCAAAAATAACACCTAAGACAACCAATCCACTTTATGAGGCATTAGGGGCAAGCGACCAGACAACGCACACAATCACTACCCGATTTTATAGCCCTTTAAATATCGGCCACTTGATACGGTTTGGAGATCGTTTTTTTGCTATCCGTTCCATTATTAACATTGAGGAACGTGGTAAGTTTATGCAAATTGAATCGGTGGAAAATAAAAAGTATAATGTAAGTATATAAAAGGAGTGAAACCATGTATACAATAACAAAAGAAGAACACGAGCAAATTTTAAACGCATTATCAGAGCTAAAATATAAAGAGGCATCCCCATTTTTTGTTTTTTTTGATAAAAAGTTCAAAGAAGCCAAAGAGACAGAAAAAGAAAAAGAAAAAAAATAATGTCTAATAGCGGGGGGACTACTACGGTTTCAATAACTATCGGGTTTAAAAAGTCATTAGAAGCTATTATTAATACATGTAAGCCGGAAATTATTGCAGAGATCACCACCCAATCGAAAATATTACAAACAGCCATGAGAAAGAACATCGCCAAAGGGAGCAGGACAGGGCGCACATATAAGAAAAAAAGCGTAATCCACCAATCATCTGCTCCAGGTGAGTACCCAAAAACGGATACCGGCGAACTTGTCTCGTCAATATATAAAGAAGATTTAACCGAAAAATTAGAATTTAAAGTTGGCAGTAATAAAAAATACGCAAGACATTTAGAGTTTGGCACTTCAAAGATGCAAGCCCGCCCGTTTATGTTTCGAACATTCAAAGAAAACAAAAAAAATATTATAAAGGGCATATCTCAAGTAATATCTAAAAATGTTACTGAAAGCATAGAAAAGAATAAAAATAAAAAATGACGATTGCATTATTTGATATTCAAAAGGCCATATTTACCACGTTAAACAATGACGCAAGCCTTGGGGCTTTGCTTGGTTCTTCAAGTTCAATAGTCGAGAACCCAAGACTTATTGATGAGCCAGCATTCCCATATATTGCCTTATCTTCTCTTAGTTCTCAAAAGTTCGACACCAAGAACACAGACGGCACAGAAACATTTTTAACACTAAATATTTTTTCAAATGATGGCACAAAGGAAAAGGTATCTGCTATACTTGATAGAGTACATGCCTTACTACATAGACAAACGCTAAGTTTAGAAACAAATAGCTTTGTCTTATGTTCATGGGATGGACTAGCAGACATTTTTATAGATGACTCAAATGATGCCATAATAATGCAAGGGGTCATACGATTTAAAATAATAAATACGAAGGGGTAAAAAATGGCAAATAAGGGCAACGAACAAGCAGTAAAATTATATTCCGGAACATATTCCAGCAAAACGTTAATCGGCGAAGTAACAACGCTAGGACTTACAATCAATTCCAATCCAGTAGATGTTACGTCTAAAGATTCAGCGAAATGGTCCACAATGTTATCAGGTGGCGGATTGAAAAGCGTTGAAATATCCGTTGGGGGCTTTGTTTCAGATGATACACAATTTGAAGCACTACAGACGGCAGCAATAAGCAGAACAAATGATACCTATGTATATGAACAACCTTTGCTTGATTCTGGCAATTCTACTCCTGGCTATTATGAAGGAAGTTTTCAATTGAGCGCATTTGCTTATGAAGCAGCAGGGACCGGCGACAATGCCTACGCATTCACGGCGACACTAACCTCTACAGGCGCAGTAACTTATACAGCTGAAGCATTATAAAAATTAAATGGCTGAAAGTGTGAAGCGGTACGTTAGCTTAGAGATTGGCGGCAAGACTTACGAGCTAGACCCCAACTTTAAAAACTGTTCAATGATTGAGCAGGAGTTAGCGTACTCTTTACAAGATTATTTTACCAAAATATCAAACGGGCTAAGCCCTACATTGATCTATAAACGCCTTATTATAAAAACAGCGATACAAGAGCCGATCAATATCGAAGAACTTGAAAATTGGATAATTGAGAACCCCCTGTTGTCCACTGAGAAAGTTGTTGAGTTTTTAGTTGAAGCATTACGGCTTCCCCGCCTTGATGATCTAGTAAATGAAGTAGAAGATAACAACGAAAAAAAAAACTAAATTTTAGAGAGCTTGCAGAACATTATCAGGCAGCACTCACAGCGCATATCGGTTGGACGGTGAAAGACTTTGAGCAGGCACGGTTATATGATGCGGTGTTGTTGGTTATGGAAAAGAACAAACAAGAAGAAGAGACGGCCAGCTATAAAAAATCGAGCCTAGACCCACGATTTAAGAGGACAGAAGCATACAAGAAATGGAAAAGGGGGCGTGTAAATGTCTAATTCAGAAATTGCAGGGATTTTAGTCAAGTTAAAAGTTGACACATCCAACTATCAAAAGGAACTAAAAAAAACGGAAATAATGACGCAAAGTTCCGCCGGCAACATGAAGGCCACTTTTAGATCGTTAAAACTAGCACTTGTGCCACTACTCCCACTTATTGCGGGGCTAGCCATAGGGACTAAAGTTATAATGGGAATACAATCACTACGCGAACAAGTCGACGCAATGCAAAAAACAGGGCTAAAATTAGGAGAAACAACCGAAAACCTAAGCCGATTAAAATTTATTGCTGAACAGTCCGGAATCGGTTTTGATACATTAAAGTCAAGTTTAACGGACATGAATAAGAAAATAAGTGAAGCAAAAATGAACACTGGGGAGGCAGTGTTAGCATTGCAAAAGTTGGGACTATCTGCCGATGATCTACACACTAAAACACCCTTTGAGCAGTTTATGACCATTGCCAAAGTTATTCCACAGATTGAAAATGCAAGTGAAAAAATATTTATTTTAGATAAATTAATGGGTGGGGCTGGTACGGAACTGCAACAAGTTTTTAGTATGGGGTATGACTCTGTCAAAAGACTAGCAGACGCAACACCAAACGTAATCACACAAGAAACGGCCGACAGAATTGCAGAGTTTAATGATAATATGCATATTCTAATCGAAAATATTAAAAGTTTTGCTTTGCCTATTCTTTCCAAAGTAGCCGAAAAAGTGAACGATATTTTTAGTATATTTAAAGAAAAAAGCGAAATTGAAAAGGCACAAAATTCAATTGAAGCATATACAAATTCTATCAATGCCGCAAAGGATCAAATAAAAGAGCTTGAAAAAGAACTTACATACTTTTCATTTTCTAACATGAAATATATGACGAGAGAACCAATCAAGCAAGAAATAGAGGCACACCAAAGAATCATTGAAATGGCTGAAAAACAAAGGGCACAACTAAAAGAAAAACTTAATTTATTAACAAAACAAAAGAAAACGCTTAACGAAGTAGAAGAAACAGTATCTAAAATTGATTATTCACCATTTACTTCTAAAATTAAACAGCTTAATGACATGGTTACTTTATTAAATGAAGGAGAAACGAAAGACTATATTAAAGAAATACAAGAGCTTGAAAACACTATCAAAGAGTTAGAAAGCCAAGTATTTACTACTTCCGATAAAATAAAACAATATATGCTAGATTCTACTGATACTTGGAGCGACAATTTAACAGACGCGATACTATCTGGGAAAGACTCTTTTAGAAGCCTCGGGGAGTTCGCTAAAAACATTTTAGACGATATCGGGCGGCAGCTCATAAAACATAAAATAACGCAGCCATTAGTTAAGGCCGGTGTGTCGTATTTGAGCGATGACTTTACAGGGCAAGTAAAACAAGGCTTGACCAAAAGCGGACAGTTTTTGTCTAATCTAACAGGCATAGGCGGAAGGATGTCAGCCCCCAGCCTTCGAATAGATCAAACTATAAATATAAGCTCAGGGGCGGAAGTGTCGGAGATTGATCGGAAAATAGCGCAACAAGTTCCGAGTATTGTAGAAGCCGCAAAGGCTGGTGTCGTTGAGGCTTCCCGAAATAATCCGGTATTTAGGAGATAAAAAATGGCCATAAATTTTCCATTAACTAATTTTGTAAATTCATCGTTTAACATTGAATTCAACACCTTAGAATTTAAAAGCACGTTTACGAATACATCGCAAAGAGTAGGACTTAGCACTGGCATTTGGTCCGCTCAATATTCGCTTCCTGTAATGGATAGAGACGACATCGCAGTATGGCGGGCATTTTTTGCAAGTCTACAAGGC